GGTTAACCGGCCCCGCGCGGGTGACAACCCGCGTCGCACATGACAATGTGTGGCTCTTACCATAGGATGGAGGTGTCGCTATGCCGATTGTTTCCGAAAGTCGGAATCACACAGTGGTGAATGTTCCACTGATTCGGTACACAGGAAGCGCCTATGTGGCGCCTGCCCCTGTGGGACGCGACAGACAACAGACCGGTTACCGCTCAGGTCCGCTCTCAAAAGAGCAGACTGACGCGCTCGACGGCTCCAGGACTAACACTTGGGGTGATAGCCTTCGGGTTATCCAAGGACTTGAGTATGAGTACAACTCACGTCCGGGTCGTCAAGCATCGATCGTCAACCAGCGAGACTACAAGGAGACAGCGTATAGGATCTCTGATCCTTTTACGTGGTCTACGAGTTCAGTCTCGTCGACGGGATTCCGCTACGATGACGAAGGCAAGTCCCTTTTGGGGCTAACTGCCTACGTACCATCGAACTTCGGTAGTGCAGGGGAAAGTACCCTGAGTAACGAAGCTGCGGGTATGATGCGCCGATCTGTTCCTACTGCTCCGGCGTTTAACCTTGTCAGAGCGCTTGGCGAGCTCCGCGATTTTCCACGGATGCTTGCCGCTGGGAATTACTTCCCGCGCACGGGCAACGAGGTCTTCGGCGGATACCTTAACTGGGTATTCGGCGTAAACCCAACTGCCCAAGACTTGGCGAAGGCCGCCTCTGCGGTGGTCGATGCGGATGTTCACATCCGAGAGTTCCTCTCATCCGAGAGGCATCAACTCCGACGGAGCAGGATCACGGTTCGAGATGAGTTTCACGGTGCTACCACAGGTTTCAATCCTTCCGCAACATCGATTGACTCTCAGTCAATCAGTTTGGATGGAAAGGAATGGGGATTGCTCACTATGTGGGCACCTCCCCGTGGTCGTGATGCTCTCGGGCTCCGAGGTTCGCCCTGGACCGTTTACGGGTCAGTGCATGCAACTGCTGTTCTCAAGCAGTTTGCTACCTGGGAGTACTTCATACCCCGTCCTACCGGTTTTCCCGGCAGGTTGGACAGCTATCGCCGAAAGGCGGAGCAGGTCCTTGGAAGCGGTCTTTCTGCTTCGACGGTGTATGATCTCACTCCGTGGACATGGCTGGCGAACTGGTTCTTTGATGTCGGGGGTCTCCTCCGCTATCAAGAAACAGTTGCGACGAACAGCGTCGTCGCATCACGCTCAGGATGGGTCTATGAGACCCGAGTGAGCTGTGACGCTTACATGACTCCGAGTACCGTTCCCATTCAAGAACGTAGCCTCGGAGGCTACCCACTCCTCAACGCCGTGTCTAGAAAACAGACACGTCGTGCGGGTGGACCCTATGGTATAGTCCAGCCCTGGTCGCTAAGTAGCAACCAGGCTGCGATCGTTGCCGCGCTCGCTGTGACGCGGTACAACCCGAGCTAGATGTAGCTCATTGGGTCTCGGATCGTCCGGGACTCTTTCGCTCGCCGTGAGGCGCCGAAAGGAGAAGAGCCGTGGCTCTTGCAGATCCCCAGTCGTTGACCATTGCTGGTTCAGCGACATCCCTTCCTCGTACCGGTCTCACCCTCACCGAGGGTTCGTTCCGGAGTGGTGACCAGACGGTCACTCTCGAGGTTCAGCACAACGCGGGCAAGCGAAACCGGCACCTCGTCAGGGTTACTACCTCGACGATCGTTGCCGATCCACTCGTTCCCGCGATCAACACGCCTGTGCAGTACTCTGCACATCTCGTGGTCGATGGCCCCCGTCAGGGGGTCACCGCTCTGCAGCTTCAGAAGCTTGCAGAGGCACTGGTGGGATGGGCCTCCGCCGCCAACCTGGCGAAGGTGGTCGCTGGAGAAAGCTAAGCCACGCTACGATCCACGGAACCCTAATGGAGGGCCCTGGTGAAAAGCGTAGCCGTGCTCTGGCAAACCTGCCTCGTTGAGGCAGGTGAGCAGTGTCATGTGCGCACCCTGCACGACTCAGCGTATGCTGAGTCGCGTTTTCAAACAGAGGGTCTATCGTTTCTGACGATCACCCTGCCTGCCTTTGAGAAAGACCTCCTAACGGCGGTCCAACAAGGGCAAGTCACCTCCGACCTCTTTTGCGGTTTCCGCAAGAGAGGGGGTCTCCCGGCATTCCTGTCGGGTTTCCTTCGGTTGCTGTTTGAGAGCACTGGCAAACTTCGCCCCGATGCACCCGCGTTCGTTCTGCGGGCCATCCGTCAAGTACTCCTACTCGGTTCTAAAATCGAGTTGGAGACGTCTGAACGCCGCCGCAAGGCAGCTATTCAGGCGTACATTGACACGGACGAAGGGATCGAGTCTACTGGGCCTCTGGATGAGTATCAGAGGGCTGTGAGGAAGCATCTTGATGCATACCTCGCAGACGTAGAGTCCCGATTGTATCGGGACGAGTGGCAACCCCGCCACTCCTCGGGTCAGTTGGCTACCCGAGAGTCTTACAACTCCCGGTTTGGCTTCCTGACTTGGACTGACCGTCTCCATGATGTGCTGCCCTATTGGGAAGACATGCGTCTTTCCTTCCGGCAGCAGATTGAGTTGGACGTGAATGTCCTGCCACGGCATGAAGAGCCACCTGTGAGGGTGACGCTTGTGCCGAAGACCATGAAGACACCCCGGGTCATTGCCATGGAGCCTGCTTGGATGATGTTCGTCCAACAGGGTATACTCCACTTGATGACTGACACGCTACGAGAGTCGCGCCACCGCAAGCTGTTCAACAGCGTATGGTGGAAGGACCAAGAGCCTAACCGGCTCTTAGCTCGTGAAGGTTCTGTCACTGGTAAACTAGTGACGTTGGACCTGTCTGAGGCTTCAGACCGTGTCTCCCTCTCGCTGGTTGAAACCCTTCTGGGGGATCACCAGTATTTGCTTCGGGCCGTCCTGGCCTGTCGCAGTGAGAGGAGCGTACTTCCTTCGGGCGAGATGATCACGCTCAAGAAGTTCGCTTCGATGGGGTCCGCCCTCTGCTTCCCGATAGAAGGACTGGTGTTTTACACCATCTGTCAGGTTGCAGTCGCGCGGCTTGGACTTAGCCAGTCCACAATCCGCGTCTACGGCGACGATATTGTCGTCGAAGACGAAGTCGCACAAACCGTCATCGAGCTGCTTGAGGCTTTTGGTCTCAAGGTGAATACTCGAAAGAGTTTCACAACCGGCCACTTCCGTGAGTCTTGTGGAAGTGACTGGTTCAGGGGTGAGAACGTCGGAGTCGTCAAGCTCCGTCACCCCATGCCCGAAAAGCGGCATCAGTACGACCTGGTAAGGTCGGGCGTAGAGTTCCACAACCTGCTTTATGAGGCAGGGTGGTTCTCGACGGCGGATAAGGTGCGCGAGCTCATGCAGCCCGCAATCCCCCGTACTCTGTACACCGTCCCAGGAAGTACCGCCTTAGCATTCTGGTCGTGGACTGAGAAGCCACGACTTCGGAGTCATCCCACTCTTCACAGAGTGGAAACCAGA